ATAATCCGGATTGTTGTTGGTGCTTAAAATTGCGAATCTCATAATGGACTTTTGGGCTGTTTAAAATGAATTATGTGGGTTAGTAAGGTTATTTATTGGCCTTTTCTTAGAATTTTTCATATTGTCAAGTAGAGCAAAATTTACATTCGGCTTTCTTGCCCAATCGTCATTTGTATCTATTGGCCTGTCTGGAGGCACCTTGTCTATGCTCGGATATACTATCACATTTTTTAATCCATGCTTTTCTATTAAGCTATCCTGCCTACCACCGTATGAAGCCGTTAGAATAAAGTTGTCCGGTATTTCTCCCAGCCTTTCTACCCAATACCCTATGCTCTTTGTATATGCCCAGAACTTAACAAAATGGTATCTCTTAGCTATAAAAAGCCACCTATCGAAATAATCTTGATTGAAAAAATCACCTGCTGCATGAATTCTTAGATTCCAGCAATCTTTTGGGATTATTGGCATATTCCCTGCTCTAACATATTCAAAATTATTCCACCTTAGTTCCCTTACTTCTGGAAACCTTTCAGGGCTTGCTGCATAACAACGGTACTGCCCTCTATCAATATCGAATTTTCCAGTAGTTCTATCAACAGTTACTTTGCATTCTTTGGCAAAAGGGCAACTGCTACCAGTGGGCAAGTTCCATTCATAAACCGCCCCTCTGTAGTAAGTTTCATTTTTAACAAAACCCTCTTTACTCATTTATATAAATCTTTTCTAATAAAAAGTGAATCCCAATAGTTGTAACCTGCTCCATGCTGTGCTGTCCATTTATGCTGAACAGGAACATAATCGTTGCACAATTTATCAAATACTTTCTGATACAACAACGAATGTTTCTGCTTATGGCAATGAGCGTGAAACTCAATTGTGATTTGCCGTGGTATCGGTTGCCAGTTATCATCAGCAATGATATCGTATTCTGATCCTTCACAATCCAGTTTCAGGATATCAATCTGCTCTCCAAATACTTCATATATTTGATTAAGCGTTTTGGTGAATACTGTCTTTTCTCCATGCAAACTATCCAGATACTTAGCTTGCTGATCACTTGTGTCAACGTACCTGCTTTCTCCAGCTACATTTGAAATTGCATATTCAAAGAATTCTATTCCGGGAGGCGGTGACATATGCTGCAAATCAAATCCAACAACCCTGCATCCATACTTTAGCAGTTGCTGACTGAATACAAATCCCCTGCACCCTACATCCAACACCACTGATCTGGTAAGGAATCTTTCATCGAATGTATGCTCTCCAACTGTGATCATTTGAAATGCTTTTTAATAATAATTGAATTTTCATCAGTGTTGTATCGGCCTACTTCATGGCTCACTGGTTTTATATTGCTATCAAACAATGCCATTGAAAGACATGATTCATCGTGCCTGTGCTTGTTGATTAATCCTGAAGACTGTTCTGCTTGGCTTCCAAATATATTTGCCTTCTCAGCAGCCATCCAACTTTTGAAAACATCATTCGTTTGAAAATAATTGAAGTCAAACACATACAATGATCCACCAATCAAATGCAATTCTCTTTCATCCATGTACTGATCGGTTATTCCATAATAAGCCAGTGCTTTATCTCCAATAAAATTAGACAATAGATTATCATCCTGAATCGCAATCACTGGAGGCATACCATCTTTGAAATAATAATCTACCGGATGCTGAAGGATGCAAGCCGTGTCAAGCCAAATGATTTTCTTGAACCCTCTTTCCTTTGCAACATTGATACACCATACCTTGAACCCATACAGGCTTTCCTGATGCGTTCTGGAAGGAAATGGATAATTCTCATGCCAAAATAATAATTCAAGCTCTGGCTGCACTGCCGCAATGCTTGCTTCCAGCCTTGCTATCTGTTTCAAGTATTCTTTTCCAAATCCTAATGAGCATACGGCTATATCATTCATAAAATAAAATTATAACATCCAATAGAATATTTCAGGATACAATTTTTCAATGCTGTGAAAGTAATCATTATTCTTACCATTCTTTTCAAGCCACTTAATTAAATGATCCTGTTGAAATCCGGCTGCGCCAATGTGAAATGCAAAACCGTCCAGCTCTTTTGTGCATTCTGGTAACTTAATCAATTCGCTGATGATTGTATGGCAGTCTTCCCGGAAACTATAAGGCATTCCTAAAAAGTAGTGTTCGGTAATTGAATGCGCCACTTTCGGCATTACATACCTGTTAAGAAACTCCTGATCTGCTCCTTTCTTTTCCCACTTGATAGTATTTGATGCAGCACTTACCAGTGCCTCCCACGTTGGATATACCTGCTGTTTAAATTGCTTTGTCATAAATCCACACATCCCACCCATCATCGGTATGTTATGGCTTACACTGTCTGTCATTACATGGGCAATCCTTCCGTTCTTTTCCCACTGATACACAGCCTGTCTTTCTCTCCAGCTCAACAAGCTATCCGCATCCCTGCAAATTACTCTGTCAAATTTTATTGTATTCTCAAACATTGGAAACAACCGCATAAGCATCATGAAGCATAGCGGCTCATTCTCAGTAACAAAAATGCTGATCTTTCCATTCCTTGCATGGTTAAGCAGATACGCACCATACGGGCTGTCGTATGTCTTCTGATCAGTGGTAACAAATATCTTCCAATCATCACCATACAACACTTCCGCAACCCTGATATTCATTTCCAATCCTCTCAGGTAAGATTTAAAGTCCAAACAGTTTTCGTGCTGTTCATTGTAGCCAAATAGGCTGTAACTAATTGCATTCATAAAATTATTTATTTGAAATCTTCTTTGCCCAATTTAGAAACTTTCTTTCTGCATTCTTTCTGTTCAATGCAGAACAATATACCGTCTTCTCTTTTGCATCCAGCCGGACATTTTGCTTCTTTCCATTTATATCAACATTCTGCTTTACTTCAACCACGCTAACCTTTCCTGTTGTCAAATCCAGTGCATAGATTTTATGACCATCACCGGGAATGATCTTATCAACGATTTTAGTTTCCTTCTTGATCGGTTTTACGTTCTGTATCTCCAGCTTGTCGGTAACCAAGTTTTGAAGCTCTTTCATAACATTAGCTTTGTTTGTTGATCTCCTTTGTGATTTCTGCCATACTTTCTATTCGCAATATGCTGTTTGTGATCATGCTTCAGGTGGCAACGCTGGCACAATGCAGCCAAGTTACTGAATTTATTGTTGGTCTTATCTCTGTCGATATGAGCAACGGTAAGAATGATTTTGGTTGACTTGTAACCATCGACCCATAAAACTTCACCAAGCATCCCTTCTGGCCATATACGCCATTCATCACTTCCTTTCACTGGTCGATATATGATTGCATAATTCGGAACACCGCACCACTCACATTTGTTTTCAGCTCTTTTGAATCTGATCAATCTGGATATTAAGCTCCACTTAGGATGATATTGAGAATAATCAATCGGCATTACTTTACAATTCGGTATCGACAAAAGTTTTTACTCTGATCCTTGATGCCTAAAATCTTATGGCCATCATTCTTTAAATCCCATACTCTTGCGGCTAAACGAAAGCATCCATACAATTCAAGGGCTTCAATCGGTGTAATTGATTTCTTCTGAAGATGCTGCAAAATTTTTTCTTTCTGTGACATATCAACGCTGTTTAATTTCGTAGATTGATAACTTACCATCAAGCGGGCTTTTTTCAAGTACAACCGTATCTCCTTCAATCGTAAGCAAATTGATTTTTTCTACATCGGCTGCCTTATACCTGTTTGCTCTTTCTGTCTTAGCTTCTTTCGTGATGCATGATGCCATTATAAAAATGATCAAAATATATTTCATATCAATACCTTTTATCTGAAATGTAATCGTAATAATAAATGACTTCCGGTATAACAAATTCAGTCTTTAGCAATCCCTTATCTCTAAGCTGAAAACAGTAGTTTGAATCCTCTGACCTTTGCCAATCCGGGAATGGACATTGTATTGCCAACTCCCTGCGAACACAATTTAAATGATTCGGTGGCCGATAATAAACGTGGTTCTCTTCATACATACTTGTAAACTGAATGCTATGCCTGAAGATTTTCGGTTCTCTTCCATTAGTAGTAATAATGCCATTCAGGCTGCAACAGTCAACACCATGCTCTATGCCCTGCATAAGACGTTTCACATAGTTCATGCTGATACGATCATCATCGTCAATGAATGCAATGTATTCACCAGCCGACTGAGCAAGCATTTCATTTCTTTTTGCTCCGATGCTCATCTCTTCATTGTAGTTGAATAGTACCTCAACATCAGTCCTTCCATTTACCTGCGGCAAAATGTAACCATCCATCAACCTTTTAAAAAATGCTGTTCTCTTGGTTAATGTAGGAATAAGTAGTGAAAGTTTTACTTCATTCATTCTCCAAAGTTTTTTTCTTTACGATGATAGTAAACCTGCATATCATCATGGTAAGTATCATTTTTTCGGTAACTCTCATCCTTGCTGGCCATTCCGTTTGCCCAATGAAGATGCTTAATGAAATAAACTGGAACATACTTGTACCGTCCACGCATCTTCGCAACTTCGGTGGCCTCATTGTCACACCACAAAGATTTGTATGCATTATGGTAAACATACCCATCTCTTTGATAATACTTCCGGCCAATCACTGACATTGTGCTGATCTTGTCTGCTGCGTAATCATCCGGGAAATGTACAAAACTATCCGGGCCACAATGCTTGCGAATGAATCCATCAAAACCTGCAACCGTGAACACCATATCATCAGACAGGTTTACCAGTATATCCCATGCAAGATTCACCTGATCAATTCCAGCATTGATTGCATGGATTTTTCCATACGGCTGAATGTATTCTATCCTGATAGGAAATTCGTAACACTTCTTTATTTCTTTTGCGAATGAAATTGTTTTCTCATCATCGCTGTCGATCTTAATCAGAACATAGAAATAAGAACCTTCAGCCTGTACGCTGGCATGATCTCTCAGGTTATCCAGTGTGCGTTGTAGCTGCTCTGGCCTGTTTCTGGTTGCAAGGTTATATAAGATCGTACTCATAGCTCATATTTGCTTTTATTTGGAAACAATGATTCAATAAACAATTTCGATCCTGTCCATCCAATCCACTTATCACTTGTACTGAACCATGCTCTATCTGATCCGGGAAACTCACCCTCAAACTTTACCTTACAGTCCGGCATCGACTGACCCCACAATCCTATTCCATATCCATAAACAGATTTGATGCAATAGCCGAATGGTAAAGTCCAATTCAATGATCCTACCACTTCCCGGTACTGATACTTACCGATAATCATCGGACAATGAATATCAAAGTTTTTTATTTCTCCACCAATTCTGATAGTGTTCTCTACTGTGCTGGCATACAATCCAACACCAGTGTTTTTATTGATTGAACCAAAGTAATAATTTGGAAATATTTCGGCATTATATTTTTGCAACAGATAATGATCGTCATTCATGTAAAGAAAAGTTTCACCGATCTCACTATTTCTGCAAGCAAGCATCAACTTACTGTGACAGTTAAATTCTTTGTGTTTATATCCGGGAATGTCTTTTGCTGGTATGTGAATTACATTCTGAAGAAAAAAAGGATCGTCACCAATGATGAAAACATTATCGACTTCACTGAGATAAGATTCAACTGACCTCAATGCATAAATGATTTCTCTTGACTTTGTTTCTTTGTATGGTATAACAATGTCCATCAGTTCAGGCTTGGCTCTTTATCAACCGGACAAAGAAACATTGGCTTTTGGTGTGCGCTTACATAGTGACCACAACGGCCACATATCGGCTCTTTCCAAGTAGTTGTTATATTGATCGGGTGAAATGAATTACCGAAAGTGTATTGCGAAACGAATATCTTACCAAAGAATAATATTTTCAGGCGTTCTTTCCATGTAGCCTTGAAGCAAGCTGTCATTGCTCCTTGTGGTGGGCCTTCGTAACAAACTGGTAGTGGATTATACTGTTCCTGAGATTCTGCAAGGATTAAGTTTTGCCCTTGAAATTGTATTGCTTCCATAAAAAAGAATGCGCCTTCAGAAATTGGGGTTTCATCCAGCGCACTTTTAAGTAGTAAACTACTGCCTTCATTGCAAAGCTCCCAACTGCTTTACAATGCCCTCTTCTTATACGGGCGTTGATTCTAAATCCGCTTTGATTGCAGCCAGCTTATCGGAAAGGGCTTGCCTTTCTTCAACAGTGCCACCTTCAACAGCATTCGCATTCGCAAGGTCTAACGCTGCGGTAAGATCAAGAATGGTTTGTGCCTTTTGAGCATTCGCTGCTTCCAATGCAGCCTGTTTTTCATCAAGCGATACCTGTAACTCTTCTACCTGAATTTGCAGTTCTCCAATTGTTTTTGACATGATCTGAAGTTTTTGATTTATTGAATTAAGAATTTCCAGTGTCGATACACCACCTTCCTGAGGAAAATGATGGTAAATATCAATGCGTAGTTTCATGTAATAAAATTAAGGTAACCCAATAAAAATAAAAAATTTATTTTACCTGCTCCTGAAACTATCTGTATAGACTGCATACCGTGTTGCATCACAAAGGTGGTTAAAAGCATCTACAGGAATATTTGTTAAAACTTCTTTGCCTGTGATCAGGTCTTGGGAAGTCACAAACTTGTAATTGTCCTTTTCCTTTTCGAAGTTGTGTGAATCATCCGTGTAATAGCAGGTCAAACCCTTTACCTTGCTTATACCAGCCGCTACACTCCCCGGCCCTTTTATGGCTGACATTACTGGCAAGCCTATCGCCCTTAACTGATTCACCATATTGGGGTCTGCCTCTGAGTAAATCACCTCACCGCTCTTGTAGCCTTTCCCAATTAAGATATCTTTAATCCTTTCGGCCGACAGACCCGGCTCATAGGAAAGCTCCTGAACCCATATTGTTTTGAAGATTCCTGATCCACGAATCCAAATCTTGACAATGGCCGTTGGGTCATTGGTGTACCCGTAATCTATGCCATAAATAATTCGGTCATATCCATTTTTTACGATAGTTCCATCATCAAGGCGTGTTCCGTTTTTATGGTTTGGTATTTCTTGGAGGCTACATTTTTTGAAATGTCCAAATATCTTTCCTTTTATCAGTCCGGTTTTGCCACGGCTGTAAACCAGAAACATATCAGGATCGCTTATCTTTTCATAAGCCTCATGCTCCTCTTTTGTTAGAAAAGGATTATGCCTGTGGTCGGTGATGTATAGTTGGTATTGGCCATTAAATTGCTTTTCTTCTCCGGAAAGTATTTTTTCATGCACCCAAAATGCTGAAGTCGGGTTGTAATCCAGATACACTTTCTTTCTGGTTTTACGCTGGAGCTGCCAAAACATTTGGTAGGACTGACTATTGCACTCATTCATGAATAAGCGATCTCTTTCACTACCTCTGGCATCCTGCTCATCATCGAATGCCTTGAACTCTATTATTGCTTCATTCTGAAAAGTGTATATAAGGGATGATTCATTAAACTTTTTTACTTGGCTCTGGATATCCGGGTCACATAAAACATATCTCTGAAACGACCTCAATGCACCACCCACCAGATTCGGCCTGTCCTGACCTGTTATTGTGTTAATGCTGCCCGGGTCTTTTATAATGTCAACGGCCAGTGCTTGTAATATCGAAACAGTTTTTGCCGCATCACCACCACCCTGACAAACTACTATTTTTTTAGGGCATTCTATCAGTTTTGTAAATAAAGGAGCGGTGGCAAGCATTCGGCTATTTTATATCTTCTTCACTTTCACTTATATCAGGACTGTTTACGGTGGTGATAGGCGAAATATTAATAACTGGAGCAACAAACGCTTTTCCATCAGCACCAGTAACCTCTTGCCTTTCGACATACCCTCTTTTCTTGCCTTTTGTTTTTAAAAGAAAAATCGTTGCTGCGGTATCCTGAGCCGAAATTAAAGTATGCAGTGCGTTCTCTGCCCAATCCAAAACAAGGTCATCCAGCTTGCGGTATTCCTTTTCGTATTCAGGAAACTTCTCCAACCAATCATAGTGTGTTTGCCTCTGAATACCAATAGACCGACAGGCAATAGTTACTATCCCAAGGCTGGATTCTAAGGCCTTGAGCATCTTTCTTTGTTTTAATGTAAGTTTATGCCTCGGGTACTTTTTTCTTCCCGGTGTATCAATCACTTGATTTTCAAGGCTTTGCTGTTCTTCCATTATTGTACAAATTTAAAAAATTCCTGTTTAGCGGAATCATCTTCTTTGAATATTCCCATTAATTTGGTCGTAGTTGTCCAAGTATCGTGCTTTTTCACACCTCTCATGCACATACAAAGGTGCTGCGCCTTCATTGTTACGGCCACCCCCTTCGGGGCTATTTCCTTCATTAGCCTCTCTGCTATTTGCTGGGTGATTCGTTCTTGGTTTTGCAGCCTATTTGCATAGAGGTCAACCACTCTTGCCAATTTCGAAAGACCAACTACCTTGCCGTCCGGAATATACGCAACTGCTGCTGTTCCAAAAAAGGGAGCAATATGGTGTTCACAAAGCGAATAGAAGGGAATGCCTGACTGAATAACCATTTCATCAATGGCGCCATCGGTAAAGGAGGTAAATTTGAATTCAGGCGGTGATAGGAATTCCCTCATGAATTTGATATATCTTCTTGGCGTATCCTTCAGCCCCTCCCTGTCAGTATCCTCACCAAGTGACTTCAGTATTTGTTGGAAGTGCCATTCTGGTGAATTTATAGAATATTCCATACTTTGTGCTGCTGAATTGAAAGTTTCCATACTGGGTTCTGTTTGCATAATTCAATACAATGCTTTAGGTTCTTAGAGTTTATAGTGAATCCGTCAGAGTGTGGGCTGATCCAATAATGTTTAGCATTTACGGAAGGTTGCGGAATGTGTTGCCCTGAGTGACGGACATATCTTAATTCAGTGACCCCTTCAGGAAAATTCTTCTTTACGACATGCTCCGCTACCTTTGGAGATACACAGATAAAGTCTATCCCTGCTGGTGCTGGCCGTAGCCCGGATGTTTCTACTGCTTGGAAATATCCTTGATCCTTGAAGAACCTTATATGCTCTTCTGTTAGTTGATCCAGAGGCTCACCGCCCGTCCACGTTATTTCACCACAACCGATTGCGTTGTTTTTTATCCACTGGATCAGTTCAGGTAATTGATATTCCTTGCCTGATTCGTATTCAGTATCGCACATCACCCCTGACTGAAAGCATGCGTGTTTGGCACTGCACCCCTGAAGACGGATAAAGACGGTAGGCGTTCCGGCTCTTGCCCCCTCCCCTTGCAGGGAATAAAATATTTCGCTGACATTAAGTGTAAGCATTGACTTTAGTTTTAGAATTTATCAAGCTTGTAAGTAGCCGAACATTTTCGTGTTTCCTCTACCTTACATTCAATAAGAGTTACCCCCGTTCCTTCCAGCTCAATAGGCGCAATCACCTCAACAATGAATTTTGCAAGGTTTTCGGCTGTAGGATTAAATGAGCAGATGATAACGGTATTATCCAGTTCATAAAGAAGGTCGCAAAGTGGGTCTTTCTCCCAAACCAGAAACTTATGATCTATCCAGTCCTCCAGATACATACAGAGCTTGGACTTAATCACGGAGAAATCAATCACCCTCCCTATTGAATCCAGCTCCCCGGCACAAACGAAATGAACCCTGTAATTGTGGCCGTGCAGGTGTGCACACTTGCTTTCATGGCCATATACACGGTGGCCGCAGCTAATGTCGTGATACCTTTCTGCTGTTGTCATAACCACCCCCTTTCTTTTGCTTCGTACCAGCCCTTTGCTCTTAGGGAGGTCGCAGGGTTATCAATATCACCAAAGCCCCATTCATTTTTTTTCATTGAACCGTTGTAATCGGTTACAGAAAGCTCAATAACGATATCTAAGCATCCAAGGTCTTTTGCAAGTTTCCATGTTTCGGCTTTTGTTAGGTACATGAGCGGAGTGTGAATACGAAAATCACCGCCACCGATGCCCAGCGACATAGCAAGCTGTAGTGCATCAATGGTATTTCTCCGGCAATCCGGGTATCCAGAATAGTCCGTTTGGCAAACGCCAGTAACTATATCGGTTATCCCGTTTTCGGCCGCAAAGCTCCCTGCAATGGTTAAAAACAGTAGGTTTCTTCCGGGTGTAAATGAAGCAGGGAGGGTTGGATCGAGATAAGAGGCTTTATTATGGTCTGAGTGTTCAATCAATGAACTCTTTGCCAGCAGTCCTTTGATATCGAATAACTTGTATTCTACACCGAACTTTTCAGCAATAATTTTTGCCTGACTTAACTCAATTACATGGCTCTGTCCATAATCGAACCCAATTGCGACAACATGGTCGAATTGTTTAACTGCCCATGCAAGGCAAGTGGTTGAATCCTGACCGCCACTAAGTAGCACAACAGCTTTTTTCATGATGCGTAGTTTTAGTTTTATAATTCTTCTGAACCCTTTTTGAGGTATTTTGAAATGATTTTCAGACCCCCTCTTGGAGATTGATTGACTATAACCTGAACGAATTTTGGATTTATTGCCTCAAAGACATCCAAAGCAATTTTTTTGGCCAATGTTTCGCAGTGCGCTCCGTAATCCCTGAAAGACCAAAGATAGAATTTGATTGTTTTGCTTTCCAGATAGAAATCGTTTGGCTCATATTCGATTTCAATGGTATTAAAATCAGGCTGTCCGGTAGTGGGGCAAACTGAGGTAAATTCATCAGTTAGAACTCTCACAACTAAACTGCCAAAGTCGGCCTTCCATGGCACTCTTCCTGCCATCATTTCTTTCATTCCTTCTTCCGGGCCTCCGGGTCTTGTCATGCTTCCGTGAATTGGTATTCTGTTCATATATTTAAAGATTGGTTTCTGCCCATTGGACGTATTTTACCCACTGATTTAGATTATGCAGCCTAACGTCATATGAGGTTTTGAAAACTTTTCCATCTGGAATGAATGTTCGCTTTATACCATCCCCGGAAAACTGCTCTACATATCCCCACCTCATCCCTGCAATCCAGCTACTACTATCAACTGAATGAAATCTTAGTTTCTTTAACCACTCAAAATGTGTTATTCCCAGCCCATGTACCTTACAGTTGTTTTTGCTGGCATCTTGAAGAAATTTTGGTATGTATCGGTAGTTTGCTTGCTTCAGGTTATCCGTTATAAATGCACCAAAACAAACATAATCGTAATCTCTGCATATTTCAAGCCACTTGTCGTATCCTCTATTCATGTGCCAAACTGGAATACTTTTCCAACCCACCATATCCTCCAGCTTGTTTCTGAGCCTTTCCACCTCTTTCAGCCCAATTATTTTATCTATATCAACTTCAACGTAGTTTTTTATCTGGTGTTTTTTTATGAATTGAGCATAGTCGTAGGTGTATTTTTCCCAGTCAACTGATCTGCCATCTTTACCATTTAGATACGTGAATATGCCTGAGTCCAGCATGAACTCCTTGAAATTCATAAATGAAGTAAGAAGGTCTTTGTTGGTTTTCATGTAATGATAGGAATAGAGGCCATACAATTTACTTTTGTCGATTGTATCAATTCCGGGCGGTAGAGAAGAAAATGAAAGAAAAATTTTCATAAACCAAGCAACTTTAACAAACCTTCTTCATAGGTTTTTCCATGGTCAAGCAGGGCGGCTCTTACGTGTTCAATCTGTTCAACCGGAAACTTTAGTATGATTTTATCATTTGCTTTCACATCACTTTCAACGTGATCCCTGAAAAAATCATGAATATCAACATCGGAAAAGCTCGGCAGGTCTAACCCCCAATGGTTTACGTCCTCCATTTTCCATTCATTAGCAAGAGCATCGTAATCCCATTGGCCAAATGCCACGTTATCTTTTATTATGAACTCCTTCTGCTTCTCTTCACTCAACCCTTTTGCAATGGCAACGGGAACTTCCTTCATGCCAATCTCGATTGCTGCCTTCAGCCTCATATTGCCGCCAAGAACCACACCTTCCTCATTGGTGATAATAGGCCTAAGAGATAACATTTCCGGGAAATTTCTTAGAGACTCAACCAACTGCTTGAACTTCTCTCCTTTAATTGATCTTGGGTTCTTTGGATTTCCTTTAAGTTTTTTGATTTCTGTTAGTACAATATCCATCGATTTCTTGGGTTTTTGCTAAGTTTTTGCGTTATCCTGCACCCAAATATATGTATTTCTCAATAATTGAAACAATTCTTGTTATTCAAAAAAATAACCCGGACGAATCCGGGCTATATGTGTCAAGGGAAACTTCGCAGGTAAACCTTAACAGTGGAATCCAAAGGTAATAAAAAATCTTCTATTTTTTTAGATTTCTTCGTATTTTAGGATGCTATTTATTTTGTTGCTTCTGTACTCTTCAAAGTTCTTCCATTTCTTTATATCTCCACGATACTTATAATCAGCCCACCCCGGATGATGAACAAATGCGCCAATGGCATCGTGCAGCGTAGGATCGGAAACAGGGTATTGTGTTATTCTGAATCCAGTACCAAAATTTTTCATTGGTTTATGTTCCGTTGAAAAATAAACTCCGCTGTATTCAGCCTGAGCATATCCCAAATCTCCATTCTGATTTTCAAAGACAAACCATGTTACGATTTCTTTTCCTTGGCTGGTATATACCTTGAAATCATTTTCTTTCAGTATGTGGTAGATTTTCTTTAGACCACCATCTTTGATTATTCTCATTTTTTTTATTTGTATTTGTTCAGTAATATTTTTCTCCATCTACCATTCGCACCTCTCAATCTATAATTTCCGTACATTGGTTTGCATGGCATATAACATCGGTGAAACCAACTCCACGCTTGAAACATTTTATACAATGTCATGGTTGTTCCTGTTTAAATAATTGAAATAGTTCTGCGGCGGTTAAGTCACCATCGCCGTTAGTAAAAATATTGTGTTCTTTATAAAGCCTATACCATCCATTCATATTTGCCCATTCAAAACATTTTATTCCTTCTTCTATCCCCTGTTGATAACCGAAGTCAGCACCGGAGATGAAAGACTGCCTTCTATCACGCACCATTAAATTAAAGTCTACGTCTGATGGATCACGTATTACAACGTGTTCATACCTTCTTTCTGCTTCTTCTTTAAATTTTTTCATGGTTGTTTCGATTTATATTTTTTCTCTGCATCTTTTATGTACTTCTTGAATTCTTGTAAGTTGTCGGCAGTCAATGTATTATTTTTGTGCCATTCAACGGATGCTTCTCCACGTACCTTTGCAAGTTCTAACGCTTTTTGTTGTCTTGGGTTTGATTTAGGAAAATAAGTATGTGACATTTTATATTATTTTAACGGTTTCTGATTCAATTATGTACCCACGCTTAATTGCTTCCTCTCTCCATCTGCCATACTTAGCAAACCTTGCTGTTAAGCCAAGCATCTTTTTCACTCTAATTTTTATATCCTGTGCCGTTCCTTCAATAATCAAAACACCATCTTTATAGATTTTTAGATTCACATAGGTTGTTGATGCTTTCTTCTTACGGTCAAACCTTGCAAAGTAATCATCCCTATCGTCTGTCTGTAAGTAATTGAATCCCATATTGTAAGTTTTATCGGTTTCTTCTTTTCATTGACCTGAGTTGATCCTGCACCCACGATTCCATGAAACATTCTTTGCTTCTCTTGTACCTTTTGAATCGCATATGCAGTAAAGCAATTTCTTCCAAATTATCTTCGCAAATTGTTGGCCAGATATCGAAATAAATTGTGTCGAACTTTTCTCCTTTCTCCGGCAACCAATAAAATATATCTTCATTGATAATTTTTAATCTTGGATCATTGAACACTGAAGCAACCAGATCAATAACATCGGAATATTTTTCAACTACGATCACCTCAGTCACTTCTTTCTTTTTCAGAATGTTTTTCAATACCATTCCGATTCCCAACCCAGCGATCAACACCCTTCCTTTTGCACGATTGATAAAACCAATGTTTGTGTTGATCTCCATATCCGTGTCACTCATCATCAATTCTCCATCAACGATCAGTTTCACATAATTTCCTTTGTACACTCTCATCGAATACGGCTGTCGTGACATTATCAATCTTAGATTAAACATTCTCGCATCCTCTTCTGAAATGCTGAACGGAATTATTTTAGCTAACCCTTTTTCTTTTCTTTCGGTGAATAATTCTGAAACACCTTTTGCTGCGAAATTTTGCATACTTTAAAATTTTAGTTGTCGGAACTGGCATCGAACCAATTGAGTGCATTTACATTTCTCCTTTTAGCGGCTCATTCCTGTTGAGCTTTCCGACACAAACCATCCGTGTATTGTAAGGGGAACGGGAGTCGAACCCGTACCTTGGTTTGTATCTAACGCACCAGCGTTTTCCAGTTTCGCCATCCCCTTGTTTGTGGCCGGGAAAAGCAAACCCAATTTTTTAGGAAACCCGGCCACGATTAGTAAATAATGAATGATAAGAACTGCCTGAGTTTATAGCCCTCGGTTCGGCTTTATTTTTTGAATCGGTAAACAAAAATTGCATATATCTCATCGTCAGCGTATACTACAATTCGATATTTGTATGCTCCATTATATAGAATCCACATTTCATCCACCTTTGCATAACCAATCGTCAAATCCCTATGAAGATCATGGATACCATAATCATCATTTGCTTTGTTATTTCTTATTGACTTATCCTTATCCGGCTTTGACCAATCCCCACCGTTGGCTTCAACGATCTCCTTTGCAGTTAGAATCCAATCACCTAAACCAACAGGATTGACCTTATACCCAACGACCCAACTTCTATCGAAAGTGGTTAGATCATCCAACTTAAATTTGTACCAAGTACCGTATTCAATATCTCCATCACTGAACTTTGTACTGGAATTTATTTCCATATTTCTCAACTGAGAAAATCCATTGAGACTTGTTGCCATCACAACAATTAATAGTAGCTTTTTCATATTCCTGCGTTTTTTATAGATTAAGTAAAAGTTGATGAACTGATTTAAGGCACTCAAAATCCCAAAGTGAAGTTGTGTTGCTGATTGGATTGGTGCTTTGTTCTGGATAGAATGATATAAGGGCTTTCTTGAATCTTTCGATCCTGATGTTCACAACCGCCTCAACCTCGTTATCTTCACACTTTTGCACCGAATCCCTTATATAACCGAGATGATGATTTAGCTTCATCGTCTTATACATTCGTTCAGAATTCCAAGAGAATCGGTACAGAAAATCTTTTCTAAGTTCCTCCATAAGGCCATCATGCTCTTTTTGGTTTAGCTTGATTGATAGTTCGATGCTTTTTAATACGTCTTGCTTAGTCATTTTGCGAAGTTTAGAGGGTAGTTTTCGCCACCCTGATTATTAAAATTTGAAGTTCTCTCTTATGGATTCCATCAGATACTCGTTGGCTGTTTCCTTCTCTTTTTTCTCTTTCTTCTCATTCATTTTTTTTACTGCCGATAACAATCTGTTTGCGAAATCTTCCAGTTCCTTTGGATCAACGAATTCAAGCATGGAGGTTTGAATTTTTTCGGCCTCGTTTAGACAATCGATCCATACCTTACATGAAACATGAGTTCCTAACTCCGAGGTACTAACGATGAGGTTGCGAATATCTAAATTTCCGTTTTTCCTGCTGTTTGTGTTGGGGGTGAAGTTTGACATGATCTGCGAGTTTTTAAGTTATTAATTATATGTAAATGTAATACATTTTGTAATATAATCCAACTTTTCCTAAAACTTTTTTTGAAATAATTTTTTATTTCGCTGATTCTGGTAAAGCATCATACCCAACTTTTCTTTTGAGCAATGCAGTATAATTATCAACATTCTTTTTGGTGATCCTGTTTCGTGATCTGGCACTAACATTAACCGTGAAATTGTGCCAACCATTTATGAAAACACCATTCTTATCAAATGTATAAAAATGGCTTCCAACGTCTTTCCATCGACTCTTTGTGTGGATCACAAAATGAATTTCAACATACCCACCTTCTTTATGCGTTACGGGTGTGATATCTCCGTATTCAATCAGGTGTATTGTTGTTTCTGGCCTCATACAGTCTTTGATTGCAAAACATACATTTCTCATGATCTTATTTTTTTGGGTAAACAATTTTTTCTAAACGGGCATTCCATTTGTTAGCCCATACTGCGTTGTTGCCATCTCCGAAATTCAATACCGAATGCACCATGCAGTTGCTTCCTCTGGTGACAGTATGCAGCCAAGTCTTTGCATCGACAAAGGCTGTTGATTCAACCCCCTCAGTGGTGCAAACTATTTTTAAAACTGCATAGGGATATTTTTTCTTTGCCATTATTTTGAGTTTATAAATGAATGATCAATTTGATTTGCTTTTAGAATTTCAGACAGCCGCTTTCTACCTAACCTTACTGGCTTGTTATTCCAGAACTCATGCACTGAATAGTCCTCATTATCAGGCAGGTCTCTTACGCACTTTTCGATCTCTTCCATGTTGCAGAAATAGTTTCTGTGTGAATAACCAAGTGCCTTGATCCAGAATACCCGATGCTCATTGTTAATAGTTGTTTTCATGATGAGATTTTTATCTGTTAACATTGATAAATATAGTCCACCCATAACTGCTTAACTTTCTGAAAAGAAAACTATAGATTTCTTTCCGCATTTCATCTGCACTAAACTCTTCACTAAATGAATGAAACCTTTGCTCTTTATAGTACATTGGAGTTGCATATAACTCCTTGTGATCTGTGATTCTAATTTCATAAACCTGATTAACGAGGTCATGAGCATCTTCGCCAATGATAAATTTATCATTTGATGAGTTATAGATACAGTATAGCATATATTTTGTTTTAGATTACAAGAAAACTGATTATGAATTATCTCCTGCAAATTGAGCTGCAAATGCCCCAAGCGATCTATCCCAATCCGACTGCTTGCCAAACTTTCCAAACAGAATTGTTCCATCTGCTTTCCGGCTCATTGTAACACCTAAATCCTTATTGAATGACCACCTGTATATGTAGGTACTTAGAAAGACCGTTTCAACACTTTCTGATTTGTGCTGCTTCGGATCATTCTCCCCTAATTCAAGGTAGGTGACATTCCATTTATACAAATACACCTGAGCGTATTTTGATTCGGTAATCTGGCTGAAGAAAAATTTCGTGAAAGAGCTTTCGTTAACCTGCTCCCAATTTACAGGCATACAGTTTGAAGTGTGTGGCATTGTACGAAGTTTTGAAGATAAAAAAGGCCGGGAGTTACCCCGGCCATGTTTGTTAGTTTGCCATTTCAAGAATAGCGTTGAACATCTTGTTGTCCACTTTACCCTGAGTTGTGAAATCTGCTTTCCCTGTATGAATGGCTTCATTGAAAGCATTGTAACCCAACCATAAAGAAGGCTCAACTCCAAGCAGGGAAGATTCTTTCTTCATGATATCTATGACCATCTGTGCTTTTGCACTTGGCTCTGTGGGATTTTTTTCGCTCTTCTCAAATTTGAATAACCCTGTAACACCCAGCGTGTATTTGACAAACTCTTCGATGCTGGCAACAGGAGTTTCGGCAAGTACTTCGAATTTCCTTTTCAGTGTGTAGTACTCATTATCCAAGAACTTCTCTACCAGTTCGGAGATATTTGGAAGAACCACTTCGTTGATAGTTGAATTGTGCTTCACCCTGAACCCAACCTTTGTTTCTGCTACGTGAAGACCATTGTTACACACCTTGCGAAAGAAACCAAAGTTTCCACTGGTTCTTGTAAGGCCGTCATAACTGTTTGTGAACCGGAGCATAGGAATAACTACGTCATTGGTGTTTTTAAGGTCGATAAAATACCTGTCATCATTCATGATGTAATCAACTGAAAAACTACAATTATCCCTGTTTTCTGAACGGGTTACATAGTTGATGTCTGCATCGATCAACCTGCGCTCGATTTCTGTAAAATAGTTGGCATTATCCAGAAAGCCATAATGATCACTAACTACGTTAACGATTCTGCCTTCACTAACGAGGGCTTTTGATTTTCCATTGATGCAAGGGAGGCCAGTTAGTGATTCAAGGCTCTGAATGTTTGCATTGATGAATACGTTGTCGTTCTTAAGGCTCTCTGTCCAATTTTCGGATTTGATTACTAAGTTGTTCATTTTGCGAAATTTTTAGATGATTAATTTTAATAACAATGTAAATGTAATACATTTTGTAATTGGTTCCAACTTTATTCTAAGTTATTTAGAATATTTTTTTATTTTTTTTGTAATCCCTAACTGTGGGTTTGCAGTTAGATAAATTTTGTATTCTTTTACTGCGAAGATTTCCTTATACATTTTTTTAATGTTCATAGCCCATTCGATTGCTAACCTTGCTGGCATTTCACCACTTTGCTTGTATATCTCTCCATCAATTTCAATTACTGCTTTGTACATTCGTTCCATATAGAATATTTCCAAGATGAAAAATAAACTGCACATATTCTGTATCACCGCCCCACTCAGGATGTCTTGATCTTGCAAGCGACCAATCTAAAACCTCAATAGTAAATGAAGGGCGATGCTTGCCATATCCATTGGTAAAGCAAATCGCATCTGGTAAGTTTTGCATTTCTTCATTCCAGTATCCGTTTTCTTCTCTGTTGCTTTCGTATTTGTAACCAAGCCGATTGATCCAGTAGTCCTTAAACTCCCGGTATTCTTCCAGCTTCTCACCGGAAAGAATCATATCGAACCATTTCTTTTTGAGCGTTAAGTTTAGCACTTTCATCTTTTATATTTTTCAAGTGATCGGTGAAGGTTTTTATAATTCAGTGGCGTAAACTGCAACACTGTCCATCCATCACTTTGAGCCGCATTCAGTTTTTCCATATCTCCAGTGTATCCGGTAACGGTTGTATGTCTGCTCTTATTTGAGAAAATTCCATTGTACTCAATGGCCAATTTCAATGCAGGTATGCACCAATCGAATCTCCACTTACGTTCCACGTGAAACTTAAACTCATCTTCCAGTGTATATGCATTTTCATTGCACCAATACCATAAGTTCCAAGCGATCCAATCTTTTTCAACACTTCTATGCTTTACTTTCACTGGAGTTGCTTTCGTTTTGTTGATAAGATGCTTATTCAAATGAGCAACAGCTGTTTTTGTTATATCAAATCTTCTTCTCATAAATCTATGCTGGTTTGTACCGGAATATATCCATCCATGGAACCGGGAGCTGAATGTTTTTTATACTCAATGATTTTTTGAATCTCTGAATGAAATTCCAACTCAACTTTTAATAGAATTCCATCTCTGTTTTTTGCAATCTTTGCATACCTCCGGTTAAGTAGGCTGGCATCATCCAGAATTTGTTCATCCTCCGGCCCATATAGAAAAATAACCATATCCGCATCCTGTTCAATAGCCCCTGATTCCCGTAGGTCGGATAACATAGGCTCTCTCTTGCTTCCGGTTCTTTTCTCTATGTCTCTGCTCATTTGGCTCAATGCAATAATTGGAATATCCAACTCTTTTGAAAGAAGTTTTAAGCCCCTGCTTATTGTACTAATTTCCTGCTCCCGATTCTTTCCTCTTGTTTCGTCACCGCCTGTCATTAATTGCAGGTAGTCGACAATAATCAACCCAACTCCTTTTTTCTTTTTCAGCCTCCTTGCTTTTGCTCTGAATGATCTCAATGTCAACGAACTATCTTCATCAAAAATTATATCCATCTTTGCTAACCGATCAGCGGCCGTGTATACTTGCTTCATTTGATCATCATCAACCTTACCCGTCTGAAGCCTATTGAGCCATATCTCCGATTCACTTGAAAGCATTCTGATAACATTTTGTATTGAAGTCATTTCAAGAGAAAACACCGCCACAGGTACACCCTTCTGCTCATTTGCTGCTTTTGCTAAGATGATAGCCAGTGCTGATTTCCCCACAGAAGGCCTTGCTGCTAATATAATGAGGCCGGGATGCCATCCTTTCGTTGCCCTGTCAAGTGTCGGGAATCCAGAAGGAATGCCTGTTACAGAGCTATCCAGAGTACGATAATGTTCTATTTTCTTAATTGCATCCACAACCACGTTAGAAATATGGCTCATTTGGTCTTTGGTGCGAATATTTCCAATACTGAGAATTTTCTGCTCTGATTGATCCAGTAGATCGAAAACATCAATATCATCATTATACGCCTCATACAATATTTCTGAACTTTTTCTTATAAGCTCCCTCTGTATGTATTTCTGTAAAATTATTGCGCAGTAAGTGTCGATGTTTGCGGTACTGGTAACATTATCGGTGAGTTTAGTAAGAACAAATGCCCCTCCAATCCTTTCAAGCTCACCCATTGATTTTAGTTCCTGAACCAGAGTTAGTAAGTCAGGAACAGCTCTGTTTTTTGTTATTCTGGTAATTGCCCTGAAAATAGTTCTATGATCTTCACTATAGAATACTTCTTCTGTTACCATGTCCTCAATTCTTTCAAAAATACCTCTCTCAAGTAAAACAGCACCAAGGACTGCTTTTTCGATCTCAATTGACTGAGGTGGGATTTTCCCAATGGGCAAATTATATCCGATTTCTTTTTTCATATTCAAGATTTTTCCATTAGTTCACGATCCCTTTTTTCCCTTGGCGATTCTGTACCAATAAAGAGGTTGCTTGGCGGTCGGGCTTTGAATTTAGATTCCCTCATATCCCGTAGCATCCAGTTCCTTACTGCTGCTATCCAGTCGATATACTTGGCATTTTTCTGTTTAGAATAATTCAATGCACTTTCATAGTAAAAATCCAAGTCAGCATCTTGGTATTTGGTTCCGAAAAATTGTTCTTTAAATTTACGTTCATCATAGAATTCAGAATCAACAAAAGAGTGCGGCTTATTATTATTATTTACTTTTATTTTATTTTCTTTTATTTTATTTGTTGGCGTTTGTTCAACACCTGTTAACACCTGTTGAGTAGCTGTTCTATTAGATTGATTATCAATATTCTTTTTTCTTGCTTCAGCACTTGCCTTACCTGCTTTTTGCTTTATTAATGACAAATTTGACCTCTCATTCTTATTGGCAAAAACACGTCTGCTGAACACATAACCATCTTCTATCGACAGAAGTCCACTTGTGTTCAACACCTGTTCAATTCTGTTGACATCGTGTTCAGTTGTGTTGGATATTCTTGTATAGAATTTGATATACTGCTTGTATGCTTCCTCCGAAATCTTACCCTCCGGCTCTTGGTGAAGAATCTCAATTAGTATCCAATACATACCTAATCCTGCAATCCCGGCCTCAGATAGAAGAATCATTATTTTAGGGTCTGAGTGGGCATTTGTGTCGTGGGAGAAATAGAACGCATCTTTTTTCATGAAATAAAAAAGGGTGAATCAGGTAGCAGTCTGAAACACCCTCTGAGGTCAGAAGTAAGCACATTCTCTGCTGCTACTCAGCGAATGTGCCTTATTAAGTCTAAAATTAATGGATTGATCTTTAGGAAACATATTTTATCGGTTATTTTTTTCACCGTTTGCTTTATCCCTTTCTTGCAGCAAACCATTCATGTTTTCCACAATGTATGTCCTCAAAGGGCCGGGGCGCAAACCATTTTCAAACAACCATAGGAGGTAGTGAGCCGGGATTTTCATTAATGGTTTCATCTTGTGCTTCCCAAAAGTGAGAACGGTTTGATCTGTGTACTTCTCTTGCATGACTTCTATTTTCGGGTTAATTATTCGGGTGCTAATCCATCAGGGAATTCCTTGCTTTGTGGAACTCTCTTCCTTTTCGGTTTCGGAGTCTGATCATCCGTTGGTTGATCTGATCCTCCATCGGGATTGATATCATCCAAATTATCCGGAAATGGTTTTTCCTCCGGAGGTAATATCTGGAGATGGGTAACTTTCTCATCCGGGAAATCAAATGACCCCTGCGGATTAACTGCTTTCTTTTCTCCTTTCAAATAAGCCATAACCTCCTCCACGATCTTTGCGATCTTGCTCTGGAGATCACCGATCAGAATATACTCCTTGCCCTCCGATGCCTCAAACCTCTGGAATGGAGAATTCAGGGTAACCGATCCGTATTCTGATGATCGACTTCCGAGAATCATGAATCCCTCCTCACCTTCTTTTCCTCCGATTGAATACCCATTAACCGTGAAAGGAGATAGTAAATCGGCTTTCCGGATATCTTTTTGATTAACATATCCAGTCAGAACCGCAAGGTGAGGACTGAGGCCCTGAACGGCCTGAACTAAATCATCGTGGCATTTAACATCACATAGTTTTTCGGTGCTGGATTTTACAGCCCCTGATTCCTCGTACTGAACATCAACTTTTTCCCCTCCCTTGATGAGTTTGACTTTTAGGATTTTGATCTGATCTTGCATCTTAGTTTGATTTTTTATGTTTAAAATGAATGATGAAACTCTTTTTTAGTGAATACATGAAATACCAAAGTCCCTTGCTGGACTGTTCCCAAAAAAATATCGTAATTTTCTGAAGGATACATACCAGTTCCACAAACATGGATTTTAAGAGCTTCTTCAGAACTGGCTTCATCTACCATTGCCCACAAACACATCAATTGTCCTTGCATTTGTACCGATAAAATTTTTACAATGCGCTTCGTTTGTAGTGTTTGAAATTCAACGGGATCAAACACATATTTGTAAATTACATTCATAACTCTTTTTTATGTTTTGAAATTGATAACCCATGATCCAGTGCATACTGTGGATGCAATTCTACATATAGGTTGCATCGGTTGCATGAACGCTTTAAGTATTTCCTGTTAAGCAAATTTGCACCCCGACCCTTCATGTGATGCAATCCCTGAGCAATACCAGTACAATCAGGTGTTCGCAGCTCACAAACATTGTTCTCTTTTAAAAGCTCTTTAACGATTTTCACATATTCTTTTTGAAACTCTTTTAACTTTTCACTTCGGGGAGCAATTTGCTTTGGCTTTTCTGAACTAATTTTTGCATCGGCATAGATTCTATGGCCGACACAAAAACCGTTTTTTTCAGGATGCCTTTTGCAGCCCGGAAATTTGCAGGTTGTTTCCATTACATTTTTTTAACTGACTTCAGGATAAAAAGGTTTAATGAAGTAACCTGCAATTTCACATACTCATGCAGATCATTTCCTAAAACACTTGAACATTCCGGAAGAGCTAAACTACTCAAAGTTTCTGAAAACTTCATCCACTTTTCACGATCCGGGGCTTGCTTTGCCAGTTCTTCGGCCTCAGCAGCTTTTTGTTCCTCTTCCATTCTCAGTCGTTCTACCTCTTTGTTCTTATCTTCAATTGCTTTCAGACGGTATAACTCAGCCTCTTCCACACGCTTCTTTTCGGTTTCAATTTCACGCTGCCTTGCTGCATCTTCCTCTTCACGCTTTTTTTGAGCTGCAAGCATTTCATCCTGCAATGCCTGATTTTTTTGCCTCAACTCTTCAAGCTCTTTTCTTTCTGCCTCAATTTTAATTTGCTCCAGCCGTTGAGCTTCAGCAACCTCAGCCAACCGGATTTGTTCAAGCTCATATTGTTGCTTTGCATTTTCAAGCACTTTCTCATACTGAGCATCGGTTAAGGTTTTCAGAACCACGATATCAACCTCATATCCAAGTTTGCTTAATCCGGTAACACGCTCCTGAAGTTTTTCTTCATTCTTTCTGTACTCTTCCTGTTTGATTGCTTCCTTCTCTGCATCAATACGATCTTCCTCTGCCTGAAGTTTGGATTCAATTGATTCCAGTTCACCAATGACCCTTGCTTGTTCAGCGTTTACTTTGCGCTGCCATTCAAGTGCTTTCTCCTTCAGACCTTTAGCAAATGATTGTACACCAGTTCTGGTTTTCTTTACAATCTGCCTTGCCTCATACACTGCTTTGTATCCGGCTTTATCTTCAATCCCATTGATAGTAAGTCCTGAATACTTTTCTTTCATTTCTGCAATAGCCTGATCGGTGACATTCATTTTTACAATGGCATTCGTGTCATTGATCTGAGTTGTCAAAACTTCTGTTTCTGTCAAAATTTCGCTCATGGTTTTTATTTTATTTTTGTTAGTAAAATGCTTGTAGGATCAAAATCGGTATCAACTTTCTTTTCTTCTGGCATGAATCCGAATCTTTCATATTCAATCTGATTAAGGTAATCTCTGGCCTTCAGAACTTTTGCATATAACCTTGCAATTGCTTCATTATCCCTTTCGATTTTAAATTCAATCATTCGCTCTTCAATCGGTATATCTCCGTATCTCATTAGCTTATCCAGTTCCAAACACGCTTCCTGATAATCATTATTCTCTTCAGTGGCTACACCCATCTGATAAAGCAGCCTTCTCTTCTCATCGTTGATCAGTGTTTCTGGAGTATCAATAAGGCAATAGGCAAGTGTAGCGCATGATGCACCACTCAATGCCATGTACCCTTGCATCTGCCACCAGTAATCTGGATTGATCGGCTTTGTTACTACCCGAAAGAAGGTGAAGATATCCCAACTGCTTTTTGCATCAATGATCTCTTCAGCATTTCTGATGCTTTCGCCAATGTAGAAATCTGGAGTTCCTTTGATCATCGAATTTGAAATGGCTTCAATATTCTTTTTGAAAAAGCGTTTCTTCAGTCTGGAGTAAAGAGTAATTGAATCCTCTTCAACCATAAGACCCTTCGATGTGTATTTAGTTTGAATGTTTGTGTTCCGGCCATACTTATTTGAAACATAAATATCAACCAAATGGGTTTTTGCTCCTTCAGAAAGATTGCCTTCTCTTTTGTCTTTTTCTCCTTTCGGTTCGGCCATCAATTTAGATAGGGCCGAACACCGGAAAAGCGTGTTACTGAAATTCATCCTGCGAATTTTTAATGATCAATAAATGTAATACATTTTGTAATGTTTTCCAAATTTATTTTACAATAAATCAAACTCTCTCTCAAGTTTCGCAATCTCTTTTACATATGCATCAATCACAATAGTTTTCACTACATCAAAAGGAATGTGAACAGTTTTTGGCTCTATCCAATTATTCTGTTTATCACGACTGCCAATGGTTGTATGAAAGGACACTGCATATTCCCACAATGATAAATCTTTTTTCTTTTGAACAATTTGCTGCTGCAAAATAGTTCCTTTACTTAGTTGCTCTGAGTTCATGATTTTGATTTTACGGTAAGAAATTCTTTTTTCGCTAAATACAATTCCATTGCAGTATCTGGAAGAGATTCAAACAGTGACTCCAGCTCTTCAATGGTTTTTACGTCCTCAATCAATAAGATGATCCTTTCGGCCTCTTTGTCGATTGCAACGGTTTCATTGTCCACATACGTTACATCCCCGTCTTCGGTTTCAATTACGGCCTGATCAGTGATGATCGCTTTCTGCATTTCGATTGAAAGAGGAGCAAACTTTGACAGTAGAAGTTTTATGACAGTCTTCACTGCCATTCCTTCAAAATCGGTATTCCATAAACCATACTTGTTGCTGAAAGTTTTGCTATACTTCATTCCATGCCTCTTCACATCATCAATGGCCATGAATAAAGTTTTCTCAAATCCATTAAGCAGGGAGAAATATGCTGCATAACCGATTACCACATTTGAGGCTCTTGTAGAAAAATCAAATTCAAATCCGGTAAGTGGATTCTGTCTGACTAACTGGCCTTCGTAGATAGGGGCTGCGCTGATTGTCTTGAATACGCCGCTACGTTGTGCTAATTGAATAAAGCCTTTGTAACCGATCTGGAACTGTGCCATCTTTTTGTATGTGCCATCAGCCTGTTTTACGTTGTAGGCAATGATGTAGGCAAAACCAAGATTGTTATTGATAGGAAGGTCAAGTGTTGCAGCCATAGCCGCAGCCATGTAGATAGAATTCGGGTCTGCTTTTCTCAATTCATTGTCCTGAGAAACAACCTGCAAAACTGAGGTCATAAATCCTTGAGCTTTCTTCCCAAGCAATTCCTGAAATTTTGATTTGATCTTTTCGTCTGAAAATAATTCTTTTGCTGTCGCTGGCTGAGTTGTTTGTAATTCGGTTTGATTTTCCATGATTTTAGTTTTCGATTTTTAATTTGATTTCTCTGTCTGCAAGGCATTCTGTTAATTCAATAATCAATGTGGCCACTCCAGCATGATTGTATTGATACATTTGACCAAACTCAAATATTTCATGATCCAGTGCATCAATTTTTTCAACCGAATCGGCAAATTTGATTTCTCTTTTGAGTAACCGAAAAGTGCGCCACATTGCTTCCTCAGAAATGTCTTTGTAGTGTTTTACTTTCGGCTTTCTTTCATAGGCAATATATGCAAGTGCTATCAGTAAAACAATTGCTGTCCAGTTTTCCGAAACAATCTTTCCCATAGTAAGTTTGGTTTACTTGATTTCAAAATGTGACTTGATCATTACCCGTATAAGCGAAGGGAGTGAAGTTCCATATTTGGTTGAACACTTTGCATTTGCAAGTTCATACTCATTCTTGTCCATACGGAACGAGTATGTTTTCATGACGGGCTTGCTGTGTATCTGCAACTTCCCTTTTACTTTTACATTTTTTTCCATGTTTCTGTTTTTTTTAGTGAATAATATTGAACTCATTGAATCCAACAATTTTAAATCCTCTGATCTTGAATCCTGTCATGCAGCATCCAATTAAATATTTTTTCGTTGTCTTGTACTCCCGGTAAACAAAGTGAATGAATTCCTCACCAACCCAATACACCCTGATATCATGCAGGGCATCAATTCTGTTTTGATCCATGAACTCAATCTTTCTGATATGTTTTTTCATTTGCGAAGTTTAAAGGTGGGCTGGATTGCTCCAGCCCTGATTGATTAACAAGTAATGTCGTAGTAAATAATTCCATTCGGCTTTCTGATTTCACTTTGACCACCAAGAGGCATTCCGTGAAACATACCACCGTTTGCTGTTTGACCTTGAACTTTAGCAGTTACTTTATCTGCCGATTCTTTTGATTTTACGCACACTCTGTCGTAACATATTCCAGCGTTGTACCAAATAACATCATCCATTGGAATACCGAATTTTTCAGATGCGTACTCTTTGTGTTTTTGCATTTCATTTTCCATACTGCGAAATTTTAGATTGTTTTACTATAATTTTTCCACCATCTTGCAACCTCTTTTAATGAGAGGAAAGGATCAGACGTTTCGCCTTTGATAGATGCTCCGTTTACCCATACATGGTAAACTTTACATTCAGTATCAGCGTAAAGCTCAATTCCTTTTTCTTTCATTTCGGCTTCAAGTTTTTTGAATCCAGTTCCACCGGGATTTATTCTCGGCTCTTGGATGCTACTTTTTACAGTACCAAAAGAAAACATCTTTGATAAAAAAGGCACAGTTGTTTTTTTCATGCTGCGAGTTTTTTAAATGTGAAAGAACTAATTAATACATAAATGTAATACATTTTTTTCACACTGCCAAATTTATTTTTTACGCATTTCTATTAACTCAAATAAAAGTTGCTCTTTTTTCTTGCTGAGAACAAATGTCCTTCTGGTATCGCATCCGCTATAAACTTCAAACTGTTTTTCGGTTAATACCATCTTCAGTACTCGGTTTAATTCATACGCATCATCACAGCGCAGCAACTCATCACCATCTTCATCTTCTAACCTGTAAAGCGTATCATCTAGTAGTATTTTCATTATTGACCATTTATGAATTGAATATAACCTGTTGCAAAAGCCACCTCATCAAACTCCCTGCTTTCGTTGAGAGGATGCCAGTCAAACTTTCCAACTGGAGCTGCCCCATCCCACACATGACACATCATTTCTTTTTTCTCTTCGTTCCAGTGTGAAACAAAATCACAACCTTCACCATTTAACCTGCATGACATTGTTGCTTGTACACTGCCGAATACCGCATCAATACTATCAACCGGAATCTGCTCTGTCATGATTGCAATTTTCCTGAGCGTGTCTGATACGATTTCTGTTTCTGTGAATACCAAATTCATTTTCATGATCCTGCGTTTTTTGATTAAGAAATTATTTTCATTTTTTCGTAAAAGTTCATGGCCACCTTCCTGATGGTTGGATTATCTGACATGAGTTCAATCCATGAATCAACGCTCATCTTCACCGGATACTGTGTTGGCTCTTTAGATTCAAATACCTCTTCATAGATATCAAGAATGCCCTGCTTGTCTAAAAACTTTTCAAGCTCATCCAGCCCTATGGTGTACTCCAGATGCTCATTTGGCATCAACCCAATATCTTCTGTTGCTTGAATGATGAAATTTTCTCCGTCTTTGAAAGAATCGATGATCTGTAACATAGTTGAAAGTTTTGAGAGGGGTTAGAGATTTTGGTTTATCAGGCAGATAGCATCACTGGCAAGCACTTTCGCTTTTCCGGCAGTTACCATTTCTTTAGCATCTTCTAAGGTCATGAAACGATGTGGAGTGGAGAAAGATAACCGATCCTTGAATTCCACATAAACGATTACGAAAAGGGCTGGTTCTAAATATTCGATAGTTAAAGGTAACATGGTGCGAAGTTTTGAGGGGCGGCATGAACCGCCCCGGTTATTGGCTTATTTTACTGACATTAGAAACTGAACCTTTGCAATGATCCTCTGATCTAAATTGCTTTGAAAGTCTAATACTGAACGATTTTTGAAAATCGGAAACTGCGGCTGAACTGGCTCTTGCATAGAAACGCCTATGTAGTATTTTCCGTCTATACGATAGAGCATGTAAGACACCTCATCGGCGGTTAGGCGTATTTGAGTCCGGTCATTGAAGAGATAGTTGGTTTTCTCTTTTGCTAATTCGACCACCTGAGATAATGTAAGCTTTGACATTTTGCGAAGTTTTTAAGTTATTAATTATATGTAAATGTAATACATTTTGTAATATAATCCAACTTTTC